TGTAATTACAACACTTCAGCTGATGCCAGAAGATGGAACAATGGTCACCTAGTGACTAAGTATGCCCAAATGCTATGCAGGCTATTGCCTGACTATTTTCATGGTTTTATCCTAAGATCATTGCAATTATGGATGGTCAGAAAAGTGCTCTTACCCCAGGCTGTCATTTACATAATCAACAAACATGAGCCTGAGGACTTCCACTTTTCTGATGGGATGAAAGATATTTTTGATGAGATGGTCAAAATAGTTAAAGGGAGAAACACTTATGATTCTAAGCTCATAGAAAATGAAGTGATGGAGAGCGGAAAGTTGTTTATAAGACTAAAGACTGGTTTTATGCAAGGCATCTTGCATTTTACATCCTCTCTCTTTCATACAGCAGAATTAGAATTACTCAAGGTTGATTTAAGAATGTGGTTTGACAGGTTCATGCTTCTCCAAAAAATCCCCGATTCTGATTATTTCTTTGAGGTTGACACTATGCAGTCCTCTGATGACAGTGCCCTAATGATGACTTATGGATGCAACGATGATGCTTTGGCTCTCAGAGCAGCATGCCTTCTTGAACTCTTTTCACATTATAAAGAGTATCATGGGTTAAGAGTTGGGATATACCCATCTCATGAGAAAACAACTAGACATACTGCCAACATTGTTGAATTCAATTCTGAGTGGACTGTTGGTCCAAATTTGTATCGTCCAACAATAAAATGGATCTATGCCTCCTTGGCATTATCAGACACAGAAGGTTTGACAGAGAGACAGGAGTTGTTCTCTAACCTGCTAACACAATCTCTGGAGGGTGGATCATCCATTATACAGTGTGGCATAACTAACATAGCCCAATGTCTGCTCCACTACAAATTGCTAGGATCATCTGTCTCCATGCTCTTCAGTGCGGGAGCCAGATATTTGTCGAAGTCCCTTGATCCTGGACTTGGATACTTTCACATGGATGATAATAGAGGTGCAGCTATTGCTGGTTTTCAGTATAATCTCTATATTTACTGCAAGAATACTAAATTCGGAATTAGACTAAGAAGAATGATACAATCTGGAGAAGTTGCTTGCCTGTCTAGCGGATCCTTAGCAAGAGCGCTCACATTGAGAACAGGAGATAGGAGAAAATGGAGAAGGATTTATGAGGCCTGTCAGGCCATATACGAGATGGATGTTGCAAAAAGAGTATCGGAGAATCCGAAGCCCCTATATTGTGGAGCCAAAAATCAGGAAGAAGCAGCTATGCTATTATATGTGAAGCTAACTAATCCAAGTGTCACAACCTCCCTTTCTAGAAAGAACGATCTTGTGAAATTAGCTGCCTCTGGAGTTTATCTATGGCACACACCCTGCTTAACACCAGGGTCTACCTATTATGAGTTAGTTTTTAAAGGGAATAAAGAGGCCAAAGAGAAGATTTCTTTATATTTGGCTAATCACATAGCAGTAACTCTTCCCCTTGATGATGCTCCAGTGACTACTGAGTTTATGGCATTTGTATTCCCTTACATGATTGATTATGATTATTTTGCGGCTCAGTTATCAACAATAAACCAGACAAAGTATCGGATCATGCCTTCAAGCAGGAGGCAAAAGGGATTTCTAACTGTCGCAGATTCTTGCTTCTATAAAGCAATGCCATTAGAAGATTTGTGTGCATTAAAATGGTTTGATGTGACACAAGGTCAAGTTAGATCAGCAACAGAAGCAGTAATAGAAAGAAACTGGAAAACAATGAAAGATATTTTACCTTACCTAAAGGACTCAATCTCTGACACTCTCATTGAATCTAAATATGAAAGCCACATTCAGCTAAGAGATGCTCTAGTAAGGAAACTAGCGAAAAGTAGGAAAGTTCAACTCACTGCCTCATTTGCTAAGGTGCATGAGGGTCAAACACAGGTTCATTCAGTACTAACAAGATGCCAGTGGCCAAACGTACAAATGAATGTTGGAGATCTTGCAGATCCTAAGTATACCTCATCTTTCAATTCTTTACTACATACAGTTTGCCTGATAATCACGTGTCCTATCGAGTCTTCTATAAAGTCATTGTTGTTGCAACAGGTTAAACCTGACCTGGAATCGCAATTTGAGTTAAGACAGATAACAAACTATCCTAAGGAGATTCAGACATTATTTACTATCATCAATCTATTGGAAATTCAAGGGGAAAGGGAAAGAAAAGATTATCTATTGGAAAGTGTTAAGAGCCTAAAGAATGGTGTAATTGGTCTCTGGACTCGTCCCCAGAGATATACAGATATGGGATACACAGGGGAAGGAGTGTGGACAGGATTCTTTGATGGTATCCCTGCTGAAATTTATGTGAACACAGGAATAATATATGGGGTGTGCACAACGAGTGCTAGCATTCCAAGATCTCTGGTCTATAGACTACAAGTGTGGGCTAGAGAGATGAAATTAGTCATGTCTAACGATCCTCTGGACAAATGGTATAAGGGCATTAGAAGCAGTCTGTGCCTTAGGGATGGAACAGTAGGCATATTCAATAGGGGCGTGCGAATATTTACAGAGGGCTCAGAGAGTATAACAGCCAGATTTGACCCAAATGCTCTTGTTCCTATCAGGATAGAGTTTACCCAGCACAATATAAGAGTGACCATGAGCTTCAATATAGGAAAGAAGGATAGATTTGGAACTGTTCTTTCATACACACCAAAGAGATGGGACTTCAAGCCCACCTGCCCATTGACTCCCTCGCTGCCTATTGATGAATTATCCAGCACATCCACTCTGTTAGAATGCTGGCTAAAAAACCTCCCTTTACCTGAAAATGGATATTTCTATCTATCTCGAATTCTTCAAGGTGATAAAGACAACCCCTTTGACTCAGTGCTATTGACCCAGTTCTTAAGATCAAATCTGGCATCCCATGCATTATCATCCAGGAAGATTCCAGATTCAGTTGCGAAATACATAATGCAGTCCTTTGAAAGAAACACAGCTGCCCCTCAGATAGATCCTTTTATGCCTGAGTATCTAGAAGGAGCAGGGGCCATTCTCACGGATGCCATCTCCCAGTGTTTAAGGGATACCAACTTTCTCCAGACAACTATAGATAAGCTCTTCCCATCTGATGGTATAGATACATTAGACAGTGAGGCTGATGCAGATCAGATATCTGATTCATCAGAGGATGAGTTCAAGCACATTATGGAATGGGGAGATGATTTCTTCCAGGTGATAGCATCTGGCAGGGAAGATTCTCCCAACATATATGTTCTGCATAACCTGTTTAAGAAAT